AGTTTTACTATAAATACATCGGTATTGAAACTTATTTTTTATTTCTGGCAAAATTAAATAAGTTTTTATTATCTAAATCAGCATCGATAATATTCTTAACCAAATTTTTAACCATATTTTTTAATTCTTTCGCGCGGATGTCGAAACATTTTTGGGTAAATAGTGTTATCTCAAGGTTCAAGAATGATTTTTTTCCAACTTTAATTCCTTTGGTTCTAACATCTAGATCAACGATTGATTCCTTTTTAAAGTAGTCAGATTTTAATTCGTATATTCTTGTTTTTACTTTTCTTTTTGTTTTGGATAACAAATCGTCAAATTTATCGTCTTCATTTTCAGGCTCAATCCATGAATTTAATTTTATATAAATTGTCTTTAGATTTTTGTGATCAACTGTTCCATATCCAATCTTTACGTTACCGTAATAACCCAACGTAATAAATTTTCCCGTTTTCATCAAATTTTCTCATATATCTTTATTTTATGGTGTTTATGACAAATATATGAAAAAGAAATCATAAAACCAAAAAAAAAGGACTTAAAGTCCTTTTTTCAATTGTGATAGTTTATAATAGTTGAATTTCGTTGGCTTCATAGATTTAGCCTCAGTTAGAGCTTGGCTCAATTTTGACTTTGCCTCATCAACTTCCACCACTAACATACTATTCAGTTTTTCGCTTATCTCTTCCTGTAAAACCTTGAAATTATTATCCAATTCTTTTTCTGATATAGATAATATGTCAGTTAATTCTTTTTTCTCTTCCTCAGTTAAAGTGGCGTCATAAAGAGCATTAAAATTATTACTCAAGACAGTATTCAAAAGAAATGTATTTTCAATGATATCAGTTGATGTTGTGTCGGGAATCGATTTATTCAATGTTAAATGCTCGACCAATTTCTTTTTAGCCACGATTCTCTTGTCAATATTTTTTAAAGAATCCACCTCGCAGAGAGTATCCAAGTTTGTATATATTTCATTTTCGAGAACTTCACCGCTGCCAAGTTTTTTGTCCAATTCTTTGCAGAATTTTGATATACCAACTGAATGTTTTTGTAGTAAAGGTGTAATCTCTTCAACGAACAATTCAGCATGGGACTTATCGTCAATATTTTTGTTTTCAATCTCTTCATAAAACAAATAGAGATTTAGAAACTCTTTATTTTCTTTCATTAAATTAAGAGTATCTTTAATTACATCCTTTTTACCCAAAGCATACGCCTCAGTTAATGTTTGTAATATTTTTGTTTTTAACGTTCCAAATTTAGTCATGGGTTATTCTTCTAGTATTTCGTTTATTGCGTTTCCTATCTCATAAATATTCTTCTGAGCCTTTTCCATATTAAATAAACCAGGAATACTCGTGTCTTCATTTAACATAGATAGGATTTTATCTTTCTTTGATATTGTTTCTGCTAACGGAGCAGCGGCGGTTTCTCCTGCTGGCGCAGCACCTGCTCCCCCTGCTGGCGCCCCTGCGCCTTCAGCTGGTTCTACTGGCGATGTCGAGGACATACCTCCGCCTCCACCGCCGCCGCCAGGAGCGCCACCTTCAGGTGTTACTGGGCCCGCAGCTTCTATTTTTTTTCTTTCTTCTTCTGAGATGCCGTATTTTTTATCAACAGCATCGAATACGCCTGAACGTCGAATTATCTGGGCTGTGTTTTGTAATTCAACACCCATAGCACGTTCAATTCTCTGTTGTTGTAAGTCCATAATAACTTCGTTATCACTAAATCCGAGAATATTCTTTTTAGCCCATGTATGTGATACTGGAAGAATACCCATCTGTGATTGGTCTGAAGTTGCGTCTTTATACATTGTAATTTTTTCTTTCCATTGTTCAATCTTTAACAAATCTGACTGTCCTGATGGGTTAGTTAACATCAATGTAAAATTGTTTAATTCATCTTCAAGACCTAAAAGAAATAAATGAATCAAAGCAATTTTATTTAATTCCTGAATCATTGACTGTTGGATTCTATTAATTGTTCTTGCAAATCGAATATCCAATAATGCTAAGCCTTTACCATTACCGATAACATCTTCGAATCCTAAGAAAGCTTTCGGAATACGAAGAGCTGCTAACATTTTCTTTTGAATATATTCAATATCGGCAATTTCACCTAGATTCTGTGCACCTGGTAATGTTTCAATTGGACTAGTTTGTGACATGTCACGAACAGGAATAAAATAATCTTGGTCTACTGCCATCTGATTATATCTCATATCAACCTGACCATTCTTTTGATCCACAACTTGATCCCTTTTAAACTTATTTGCTATTCTTTGTACGTATGCTTCAATATCCTTATCGTCCATGTTACCGACGAATACTTTGAAAACTCTTCTCTCTGGTGCTCTCGACGTTCTATAAATTAACATAGCGTCTTCAGCCAATAATAATTGTTTCCATATACGTCTTATCTTATCCAACATCGAAGTTCCATAAGGAAGTTTCCTATCGTCGCCCAATATCCTGAAATGTGCAATTTCCCATGCTTGGAATTCCATATCTTTATTTTTCCACGCAAACCTTAATTCTCTGGTTGGGAACCTACTCCCAACTCTATCACTTTGATTCGGACTTGATTGCCTTGCTCCCTCGATTCTTTCGACTTCAATATTTGGCAGTTGTTGACATCCGATAATTCCCTTTTCTCCGTCGATTTTTAGATATACAAAATCATCGCCATATTTACACATGCCTCTTGTCCACATTTGAATATTGGTATTAATGTCCAATACATTATAGAATAGGTCATCCAATATATGTTTAATTCTTTTTGAATCGGAATTAATGGTTAAAATTTGTCCTTTTTCAGATTTTGTTGTAGATTCTTCTGCGTATATATCCAATGCTGCGGAAACTTCTGGAGTAAACTCCATGCTTTCGTAATCATAGTACGCTGATAATCTATTGGGTTCATAATAAACAGATTGATTATAAAGGGACATATCAAGCTTTGACCATTTGTCCGCAATATATTGAGTTTGTTTTGCTTGTAGTAACGCTTTTTCATAATCTTCTTTACTATCGGTTCTCAGTAACTCGTCTTTCGTAAACTCAAAAGATGGGGGCGGTTGTCTTAATGTACCCTGAAAGCCAAAGGTTTTAGTTAATTTTTGAAAAATTGTTAAAGGTTGTTTTTCCATACTTATAAATATTGATTATAATATAAAGATTTTTTTTATGATTTTGAAGGCTGTTTAGGTAGTTTTCCGAATAGCCATGCGTAATCCCTATATTGATTTTGTCTCATTTTTATGTTTTGATTTTCAAATAAAGGATTGAGTACTGGCGTTCCTTTATCTGTATTAATAGCGCCTAGCGGATCGAAAGCCTGTCCATAGGAATAAATTGATTTATTGGGCTCATATGTTCTTTCCGATAATGTCCATGCTTCCATCATTGATTTATTCTGAGCGTCGGCTCTCTGTAATTGGCCGAAACATATATCCCCAGCATATAAAGCAATTGACATACTCATAATTGAATCATCGTGAGATCCTTTCATATGGTCAGGTCTACCGTTAATATAAACGAATGTATTTAATTCATTAACAAATCTTATTGATCTAACTAAAAATCCATGTCTTAGATGTTCTTCAAGTGACGCGACGATCTGTGTTCTTTTATTATTAAAATTAATACCAGGAATTTTATCCATTAATTTGGCATTATATTCCCAAATATTCTGAGTATTAATACCATCAATGAACATATCACGATATCCCATCTCTTGGAGTTTTCTAGATGTGGCGACGCCCATACCGCCTGTAATATCAACAACAATAAATGCTTTATATATTATTCCCCACTTATAAGCAATTGCGGCCAAATCATCGGGAGGTATTTTACCTATATATTCAACAACCTGTTCTCCATCATCAAAATCAATAATATTAATAGATGAATAATCTTCACTATCGCCTCTTGAAACGTCAACTCCCATAATATAACGATGGCCAGGAATTGGATCCTTCCATGCCCAAAATAATCCTAACATATATTTTTCAACAGGTTCTCTAACCATATTTTTCACAATATGATCCACCACATCAGGGGAAACGATGCCATCTCCTGATCCAAGGAAATCGCATTCCAACTCCTGACTCATCTTTCTCTTATCATACTTGAATTTTTTGGCCATTTTTTCGTACCATGGAGAGAGTGGTTTGTATCCATCATTTATAATTTCTTTAAATCTGCTCGGTTCAATATCATATAAAGTTATTTCATCATCTTTATATTGCTCTCTATTTAGCAAATAATGTACCATATCATTAACTTTAAGCCATTTTAAGTTTTTGGCGTATCGCGGATCGTTATACCATTTTAAATCAGTAATATGAAAATCGTTGATTCCGCGAATGGATTGATCATACATTGCATAATATATCGGGTCAAATCCGTTTGGCGTTGATATAAGAATAATCTTACCACCTGTTGACAAAGACGCCATAGAAGCTGACCAGAAATCTTCTCCCGCCTCAATATACGCCGCCTCATCAAAAATTAGGATAGTTGGCGTATAACCCCTAAGAGCATCTTTAGAGGTTGCAACAGCTTTTACTTCGCAGCCATTATTCAGTCTAAATCTACTTTCAGAGTTTTTATCGGGGTCGAATCCCACATTTATCCAATCAGGCCATTGGTAAAGAAAATCTTTTATCTTAGTTGCCATTTCCACGGCAGTATCCCGTTTGTTAGCTACAATTAAAACTCTTTCAGGGTTTTCAGGTTTGGCTAATTGTATTTTTCGAGATATCCAAGCAGCAGTTACGGTTGTAACACCAGCCTGTCGATATTTTCTAGTAATATTTTCATTATATTCTTCATAATCTTGTAATAGTTGTTGTTGGTCGGGAAATAGGTCAAGTGGAACAAACTTTCTCTGGGTGTTATCAAATGTTTGTAAATAAGTTTTTAGCGCATAATGAGTATCTTTCATAATATGTGCTAACTCTTTAAGCTGTTCTAATTTAGTATTCATACCTATAAATACAAAAAAAGGTGATTAAATCACCTTTATTTTAGTTTTCTCCTGCTGGGCCTATCCCCAACGAGCCGAGAAAATCGTTTAGGTCATCGTCATCGGTTCCGTCTGATATTTCTTCTATATCGTTTTGAAGATTTGCAATGTCCGGTTCATAATCTTCATTTCTAAATGATTTTCGAATACCGTCCATTAGTTCCGCTATGAATTCTTTACCAGCATCTGAGCCAGTAAGTACTTCTTTCATAAAAACTAAAAAGTTTCTTGCAGGTAATTTGAATATTGCCACAAGCAAATAATTTTGTAATTCTTTTTGATTTTCATCAATTATAATTTCTTCAGGGAATTGTTGTCTGATTCTGTCCCATATTGCTGGGCCTAATCTTAAATCCCATATTTCTTTCTCTGGTGTGTCTTCGGATGCCATAACTTCTTCTGCTCCGTCATTTGGTAATCCCTGAAGAGCAAAAATTTCCATAACACCTTTAACTATCTCATGAACTAAAACAGGAAAAATTGCTGCTCTTGATCTAATTGTAGGAGGCTCGGTATTTCTATCGACAGATTCTTCTCCCGCTTTTCCACCTTCCTGTTTCATCATCATATCAATTGATTGATCGCTAGCTTGCCAGTAAGTTGAATCATTTACTGCCATCAAAATACCATAATCATTAGTTAGTGTATTTGATCCTGTAATTTCAGCAATTCGTCCAGCAACATAATGGAACATATAATGTCCTCTTTTAGCCGCACCTTGTATCATTCCGTCAATCAATCTTCTTTTAGCTTTTTCTAAATCAAGATTGGCAATTCTATTAATAAGATCCTGTTCGCCTGGTATGTCAATTTCATCCTCTTCAGGTTGTTCAGGTTCTGGGGCTTTTTGAGGGGCTTCAAGACCTTCACCGCCTAATCCAACAATCTTAACATCGAATATAAACGACCCTTCGGGTATTCCCATTTCTTTTGTTACTAATTCTACTGCTAACTGTTCCAATTCTTCTCTGTGAGTGGCTTCTGTTCGTAAAATATTTGCAAAAACTTGTTGAACCATACCAAGTATCGGCATATAACCTTCCATTCCATTTAGGTTTATTTCCTGACCTGTATATTCTTGTAATTTTTCAATCACTTGCCTATATCTTTCAGATGCTAAAAGTTCTTGAAAATTTTGATTCTCATTTCCTGTTGATGGTAGATGTTCACTATTGTATGGTGTTTCACCTTGTGCAAGTTTATTTGTTACATCCGGATGTGGGGCATTGTTTGGTGGTAAATCCATTGCCATTTCCCTTAAATTTTTTTTAATTAAATGGTCTATGTGCTCTTTGGTGAATTTCATACTGACTATTTTTTAGATGTCTTATGTTCTTTTACGGTTGCTTTAGGCGCGGGATTAATACCTGGACCTGGTTGATATGGATTCGGCCTTTTTGTGGGTGTTGTTCCTGGCCTTGTTCCTGGCTTTGTTCCTGGCTTTGTTACAGGAGGAGCTGTAGCAGGTTCAGCCGCGCCAGCGTTTACAATTTCGTCATACGTCATAAATTCCGGAATACCGTTGTGCCCTATTGTTGGTTTTGTTTTCGGCATTGGATTCATTGTTTCAACCTGTTCATTCATTTTAGATTGAATTAATTCCATGATTTCATTTTTCGACGTAAATGGATAAATTTTACCTTCAACTATTTTGTCCACCAATTTCTGCACCTCATTCATTTTTCCCTTTCTTCTTGGAGCATTCCATCTTTGATCAGCAAATGTTTTTTCTTTTTTTTCATCATTTTTTGGTTTTCCCCCAGCGTCAGTTTTAGGAGTGCGTGTTTTAGACCCTGTTGGACTTTTACCACCATGTCTTTCATTTAAATCGGTATTATGTTTTTTAGGGTTTCCCGTTAATTTTGCAAGTAATTTCTTAGCGTCTTCAACTTTACCCTTGTCTTTTTCATGTTCGATTTTAAATTTAAGTTTTTTGATTGTCGCTTCTTTTCCCTCTGTATCTTTCGGCTCTGTGCCCAATTTTGGTCCTTCCATTTCTTTTACTTCACCTTCATATGTTGCAAATGGTTTTTTCTGTTGTTTTAACTGTGTAATTGTGTTTACGTCAGTTTTTGACACATTAACAGGGGGTTGAACATATTGTTCTGGAAGTACCCTTGAAATCATAATTCCAAGTTGTTTGTCAGTCATGCCAGCTAACGTTTTTTCTGAGAATCCCTCACTTATCAGCTTTGTTACTATATTTTTTCTTTTCATGAAAGTTTATATTTTATTTCGTCATTTATCAATCTTAACCCCTTGGTCATTAATTTTTCAGTTACACTCTCTACCGTTTCCCCAAAGTGGAAAGAAATTCTTGTGGTTCTTTCAGTTGATTCCATATCAAATTTCTCCCATCCCAACGCCACAACCCCGTCAACCGCATCAATCATTCCAAAATAATCGGAGCTTTGCACTAATTCTAACTCCAAATCTGAGTTCTTTAACAATCCTACTAAGTCTATAGCCGCCATCTGTGGGGGAAATGCTCTTCCTGATGATGGTACTATAACCCATTCGTTTTCGAGTTCTAACGTATCTTTTTCATTATACAACGATATGAGATTCTTTCCAAAAATAAATTCATACTGATGTTGTCCCTTATAATCTCTTCCGAGTTCGTTTATGTATAACAAAAACATTATTAACTAAAATATTTACTCAATGAATCTTTAACTGTGCTATTAACCATATTAGTTAATTCGTCAATATCTAATTCTTTTACCTCATCAACTTCTTCTTCTTCGTCAGGTACATAGTCGTCTTTCTGAGGATCTAGAGGAGAATCCATTTCTTCTTCGTTGTCATCCGAATGAGGATTTTCTTTTTCAAAATCTTTTTCAGCAAACTTAGAAGCTTTCTTATCTTCGAAATCTCTTATATCAGGAGAATCTATTTCATCTTCATCGTCATCGAATACACTTGTATCATCATCAAATGGAGTATTAATCAATTCTTCCAATGCATCCATCCCATCAACTTGAACTTCGCCAAGATCATCTTCAGATGGCGGAACTTCAGATCCTCCCATTTCATCACCTGAGGCGTTTGCTTCAGGATTCGGTTCTTCGTCAAAATTATCGAGAATTTCAGTTTCATCAGCATCATCCAATTTATCAAGATCAACCGAGCCTAAAATCATATTAATAACATATTTGATATCATTACTTTCAAGTTTATCTTTATAAATGTCTAATTTTTGGGTAAGCTTACCAGTCATTTTCTGTATAACTTTCATATAGTCGTTTGGATCTTCTGTTCCCGCGTTTGGATCTTCAGTGCCGAAATCATTACCTGTATCCGTATCAGGAGTATCCAAAGCAGTAGGATCTGGTGTTGCTGGTGGCGCCGATGGCTCATTCGTTGGTATTGGAGCAGGGGCTTCTTCCTGCGGCTTAGGTTGTTGTTTTAACACATATTTTGTTGCTTCCTGTAATTTTTCTTGTTCTGTTAGGAACTCAAGTTTCTTAAAAGCTTCGCCATAGGATGAAAATTTATTTTTGTTTTTCATAAACAAACCGCCAATATAGTCCAACGAGTTTTCGTTAAGACCTTTCTTCACATAGTATCCATCTTTTTCTTTAACTATGCCGTAAACGCCAGTTTTTGATTCTTTCACAACCTCGGACGATTTACTAGAATCGTTTGCGGATTGATAATATGTGAGTTCGAGTATGCGCTTCATTTTTGCGTCCCCGCTTAGTTTCTCACTTCCTATTGGTTTTAACTCTCCCATTTTTATAATGTTAAATGTAAATTATTCTTTGCAATAAATACAACTATGTTTGAAAAAATACTCTTTATCTTTCTCTCATAGAGCGTTTATGTTATTATTTATTTTTAGATGAAATCCTCATCATCCGTATATTGTTTAGGTTTAACTCCTTCTCTATAATACGATTTAATTCCTTCAATGATATGTTCTTCAGGTGTATCACTCTCGTATTCAATACTAACATATTGTTCAACTTGTACGATTACTTTGCCATTCTGTTGTCTTATTAATCGTCGAATTATTTCAAATTGTTCCTGTGACGGCATCTGTCTCATATCAAGAGAATGAGATTCAGGAATGTATCGAATAAATCCCATATCCAATACCGCATACATTCCCCATGATGTACTACGTTTCCATTTATCAGTAGCATACTCGCCCAAATTTAAATTAGGAACAGTTTCCAATGTATAACCGATATTTCTGTGATCCTGAACACGGCTATTTGTACCTTCTGAAAAATCTAATAGATAACCGCTTGGAGATATAAATCCCGCACGATGTAAAGAATTAGTTTCCCCATATTGTTTTAATGCGGCTTTTTCCACCCTTAATATATCTCGGTCGCTAAATTGTACACTTTCATTTACAGATAATTTATCATTAACAATAGTTTTTTTTAGTTCGAGTAATTTACTTATATATCCGTTCCGTCTAAGTAATTTGAACGTCAAATTCTCGTATGAATATTCACCACCTTTATCGAGCCCACTTTGTCTGAATCGTTTTAACTTTTTTCTAATATCCTCAATATCACCCCTAACATCTTCACCTTTATTTTTTTTCTTAATTAAGCCATCGATGAGTTTTGCGTATTCCTCACCTTTTTCCAATATAACTCTATCGTCGATTTTTTCTTTGGTTTTCTGTGGCTCAATAATCCATTTGTTATTTAAAATTGAATACACGCCACTTGAAACATGGTTTTCAATCACATCCTGAACATAAATTTCAACTTCATAATTTTTGATTTTTATATCGTGTGTACTATTCCACACATTTTTTTTAGCCTTAAAAAATTCTTTAAGCAGGTCAGTATTATGTCCCGTTTCTTCATAGTCTATAACAAGGTGTAGGTCAATATCGGAGAATTCTGACCAGTTATAATTTGCGAGAGATCCTGTTAATACAACATCATGTATAAAAAAGTCGACCCCTAAAAAATCTATAAAATTATCGGCAACAATTAATAATTTTTCCCTAACCGAGTCGTTCATTTTACATATTCCACCAGCCTTTTGAAATATATCCTCAGATAACGAATCCTTTGAGTAAAAAGATTTAATAATCTTTTCGTCTTGTTCCCTATCTTCGTCTAATTCTTCAACTAGTGACTTGCCTGTCATTTAACCTTCTTATATTTGTACGTTCTACTTATATTGGTATTAAAAAATTTACCTTGAGATTCGGACATTCTCAATTTCGTGAATATCGTCCAAGGAACTTCATAATATTCATAAATACTTCCATTATTGAAAGTGACCGTTAATGTCTTACTTCCAGTTTCATAAACTGCAGTCTTCAAATTCGATGATTTAATGTCAACACTAATGGTTGTACCTGAGATTTGTTCTGAAATTATACCCATAGCTTTAGTTTTGATATAATTATACAGAATTTATATAAAAAAATAAACCCTCAATTTTCGATTAAGGGTTATTTAATATTTTATTATAGATAAGGTTTAGGTGGAATTTTCATTATCTTTATTGGGTCATTTGGATCTACCATATAACCTCTTTTCCTAAGTTCTTCATCTCGTTTTCTATCAGAGTCAGTTTTAAATCCTTGTCTCTTTTCCTTTTCAGATTTAGCCTTTTTATTCGCGGCAGATGTTTCCATATTTTCCTGAAATTTTGCGATGAATTTGTTATACCTATCCTGTATATCTGGAAATCTTTTATCCAAAATATTTTGGCATACTTCGCGCAATTCCTCTTCTTTCATGTGGCTATAATCATGAACAACCTTTTTTTGTAGATTACTTGCCGATTTTAATCCGTTGGGCATACCCGCAACAAAACGTAAGTTTCCCATCTGTTGGGTAAGTGAAAACTTACTTGTACCTATATAATAATTTGCCAATTCTGCCAATGGATCAATCTCGTACTTCTCATTTTCTTTTGTTTGTCCTAGCCCAAATGCTTGAGAGAGATGGTTGCCGTATTTAGCGCAATACCAACTTAAAATAGTATCTTCCTCGTCCCAATGTGGATGATATTTATCCTCAATTGGTTTTGCCATCCCTCTTGTCCCTTCTCTCAGTAAACGATGTTCCTTGATTATGAGATTTTTAATTACATAATCAAGTTGGGATTCATTAATCCTGATTACTCTTTTCATAGTTGAAGATAAACTACTGGTTGTCCGATGGAATTGATTGATCTGGTTCTACTTCAGGTTCGGTTGCTTCAGGTTCAGCTTCGGTATCTTTAGATTCGCACATTTTGTCAACTAAAGCTCCGATAGTAATTCCCTGTCCCATTAATTCTTGTGCAGCAGCTATAAATGCCTCGAAATTAGGCTCCCCATCACCTTCTTCTTCGGGGCCACCTGCCATTGCTTCGGGATCTGGTCCTGTCATGAACTGATCTTCTTGTTCTT